AAACATTCACCAATAAAGTAGATCCTGTTCTAGGAAGTCCGCACATAGGAATCAATTTTGGCATATTAATTACAGTTTATATGAGAAATTTTTTCTTTTTTCAAATTTAAGCACATCATCAAATTTGTCTTGAAGACCATCTTTATGTGATATTACAAATATATTAGCATCTTTAATAACAAATTTAATAATTTTTAAAAATTCTTCTGTTCCATATCCATCAAGAGAAGAATCAAATATTTCATCCATTATTAGTAAATTAGTATTAGTAGAATTTTTAAACTTTGCAACTTCTCTCCAAGTGAATAAAAGAGCTAAATCTATTCTTTGCTTTTCACCTTCACTAAAAGATGAGTAAGAAAAATCTTCATGTATTGGAGATTGCACAGTTTCATTGAACTCTTCATCTAAAGTAAAATTGATATAAAAATCCATCATCTGCAAATATCTATTTACTTGTTGATTAATTAACGGTAAATATTTTTTTATAATCTTTGATTTTACACCAGAGTCTTTAAGAAGACTATAAGAGAAATCATGATATATTACAGATTCTTTTTTTAAAGATAACTCCTCAAATGTTTTTTGAAGATTGTTTTCAAATTCTTCTAATTTCTCATGTTCAATATTTGTGTTTTTAAGTTGTTCGGCAAGAATTTGAATTTCAGATTCAAGATCTCGGATTTGTCTCTGGTTGAGGGAAATCCTAGTATTGTTTTGAGAAATCTCATGGTTGAGTTTCGTAATCTCCTTAGAAAGAACTGTGAATTGACGCTCTCGTTCTTGTTCGAACTTTATGGTGTCCTCAAGTTCCTGAAAACCTTTCTGGAGTTCCTTTGCCTTATTTTGAGCGTCTGTAATTCTATTTAACCGAAACTCTTCTTCTATAGTTTGCGTACAGGTAGGGCAGACCGTATTTTCTGTAAAGAACTTATGTTCTTTCGTAATAGTAGATACTTTCTGAGAGATTTTACCTTTCAAATTATTAAGCTTTACTAATTTATCTCCAGAACCAATTACCTCATTTTGCTCTTTAGTAAAGGCAAAAATTTGTTCTTCAATCTTGGCATTTTCATTCATATAAATGCCAACTTCAGTATCCAAATTGGCAATTTTTTCTTTATTGGCATTTATGTTGGCATTTCCACGATTCTCAAGTTGCTCAATAAAATTTTGTTGCATTTTAACTTTATCTTTTAGAGATTCTTTTTTTAATTCTAATGTTTTGATTTCTTCCTTAAAAGATCTAATTTTTTCTTTTAAAATAAAATTCATGGAAGAAAAAATCTTAATATCTAACAAATCTTCAATCACTTCTCTTCTATGAGATGAAGATAATTGCATGAATGGAACAAAATTACTACTACCCAAAATTACAATCTGAGTAAAAGATTTATAATTCATTTTCAAAATAGTTTGTTCAAACCATTTTTGCTGGTCTGCAGAAGAAGAATTTTGATCTATAAGAGTTCCATTTCTATAAATTTCAAAAATACTAGGTTTTATTCCTCTAATAATTTTCCACTTAATAGTTCCTGTTAAAAACTCAATTTCTACAACACAATCCTTTTCATTTGTAGTATTAATTAATTGTGGCTTATTAATATTTCTAAATGCCCTCCCAAAAAGAACAAAAGTAAGAGCATCCAAAACAGTACTTTTACCAGCCCCGTTCGAACCAATAATTAAAGTTGTAGAATTTTTATTTAACTTTATTTCCGTAAATTGATTTCCTGTTGATAAAAAATTTTTCCATTTAATATTTTCAAATATTATCATAATGTTTCCTCTGGAGGTATCACGATATCGTTTTGTGTAAATACTGCATATTTGTGATTATGGTCACTACAAACTTTATAAATTATTTCATCTTCTACATGATAAACTAACATTTTAGGATATCCATTTTCTTCTAAAAGCATAGCAAATCTAGAGGCATCATCTTCTTCTTCAAAAAGATAAAGAATTTTATCACCATCTGAATCTATTACTGAATATGCACCAGATTCTTTATCACTCTCTATTGTTATAAGATACATTATACTAACTCGCAAGATTCTTGATATATCTCTTTTATTATTTTTTTCACCATAGATTTATCTAAATTAATTTCAGATTCTTCAATATACCTATTTAAAATAGATAATGTATCTTCAGATTCAAAAGCTTCAAATGATTCGGAAGATTCTAATTGAAAATTTTCCACAACTTTTAACTCAGATACATTTGAAGAATATAATTTATCTACAAATTTTTCAAACTGTTTTTGATTTGTTTTTTTTCTTACTATAATTTTAACAATTTTATTTTCATATTCAGTAACATCGAAAGTTTGATATGGAGTATCTTCGTAGTAAATTATTTTAAACATTTTATATGGGTTATTGACAACCGTATGCTCTAATGTATCGGTATCAAAAATAGTAAATCCCCTTACGTCATTTACATCATTCCAATAAATTTCATATGGATTCCCCAAATAAAAAATTTTACCATTATTAGATCTAGTATGATAATGTCCCGAAAAAACCCTATCAAATTTATCAAATAATCTAAAGTCCATTCCATCTTCCATAGTATGTCCTTTATATGCCAAAAACCCATTAAGTTCTAAATGTCCAAGAACAATTTTACATTTGGTTTTTTGAATAATTTTGATTGATTCTTTTTCATTTTCAGAGCAAATCCAAGGAAGCATCAAAATGTTTAAATCATCAATTTTTATTTCGATTGGAGAGGAATAAGTTTTTATATTAGAATACGATTTTAATAAAAGTTGCGGTGAATTTATATTATTAGTATTTTTGTAATAGCTGTCATGATTGCCAATGATCATATGCACATCATAATTTCCATGCAAAAGAGGATCAAATACAACGCGTTTTGCCCATTCCAAACTTTGATAATCAATTGATTTACGACTATCAAAAGCATCTCCCATATGAATTACTGTAGTAATTTTTTGTTCTTCTAGAGTAGGAAAGAATATGTTTTTATAAAATTGTTCAAAATAATCATGAAACAATTTTGATCCTTTTCGGGCTCCGTAATGAGTATCCGTAATAATTGCTACTTTCATTAATAACGAAGTTTAGAATATATTGCATCTTTAATAGAATTGTAATCTGAATAGTTGGATCCGTCAATCATATTGTCATCATCAAAAACCTGGTCATATCCAGATCTTTCAAGAATTTTGTTTTTGATTTCTAACTGTTTCTTTTCTTTTTGGATACGTCTCAAAAATGCATAGTGAATAATTTGAGTAAAATATGCAAAAGGATTTTGTGACTTTTCTGGATTAAAATTATGAATGTACTGAACACAATTTTCAATCCCATCCGAAATCATATCTTCCTTAAACATATAATTTACAAAATTAGGTTTAAAGGAAAGATGAGTTGCTATTTTTAAAAAACACTCTCCAATATAATTGGGAATTTTTGGCTTTTCTTTACCTTGAATTTGAGCAATTTCTACTAATTCTCTGTGCTTGATTAATGCAGAAAGAAATTCTTTGTTATTAACGTAATGCTCAGATCTTTTTGATTTTGTCATTACTGATGTATTAATCATCTATATATTTTGATTTATTATATATTGATTATATCATTTTGAACATAATGTGGCAAGAATTAAAAACTTGACACAGTTGCAACTATCCTTTATAATTACCCTTGTCTGGGTTGAAGATATTTAATAGCCTCTATTAATTGTTATTGTAAATATTTTCTAATATTTTTTTAGCTTCTTCGACTGAAGATATATATCCCATTTTTCTGTCTAATTTTATTTTATTTTTTTTCTTAATATTGATTTGAGAAATGTAAGATTCATATATCATAATCATTTCAAAATCTTCAGATTCTGTCATTGTAATAATATTATCTACATTAATCACAAATAAATCATCTGTTGTAGTTTTTAACCATGGTTCTATTTTATATCCAGTAACATTATTTTTTAGTCTTACTTCATTTATACAAACTGGATTTGATATCAAAAGAAAATTGTCTTCATCTTCAATACTAGAAGCCTTGCAATAAATTTCCTCTCCAGTTTTTAATTTTATTGTTGCATAAAAATCTTCTTCCATCATGATTTTAATTGAATAGTAGTTATTTGGTAATTAAAATTTTCTTCATTATAAATCTTTACTCTTTCTATAAAATGATTTAATGTATAATTTTTTCTTGACTTATATGAGCAATCATCAGATATATCATAAAGAGTTGCTTTTGTTTTATTCTCACCTTTTCTAAGTACTCTACCTATAGATTGAAGATTCCTAATCCTAGATTTACTAGGAGAAGCAAAGATCACATTATGTAAATTTTTAATATTAACACCTGTAGAGAACGTTCCATATGATGCAACAATTATTGCATTATTTTCTCTTTCAGTAATCTCTCTAACTAATTCCCTTTCTTCCGCATCCACTCCACCATGTACAAAAAATACTTTACGGTCATCTCGCTTATTATTATTTATCTTTTCATAGAGTATTGCTCCATGCGATTCTACTCTAGAAAAGAGGACCAAAGTATTTCCTTTTAAATCTAAGGCAA